CACTGTTCCAGCAGGATAAGAAACCTGCTTAGAAGTCGCGTCCTTAGACATACCAATGGTCACAGGAACAGGAAACGACATCGCTTCCAACCATTCGCCAGCCACAATATCTTTGTTGTGTTGCAACCGAATCCCACGATCCCCGCTCCGCACATATTCCCACAACGACTTCTGCAACTCATCAGCGTCAGTCCACTCACCATGAGCGTCATACTGATTCGGGATGTACCAAGGTCCAAGCGTGAAACGATGCTCGTTATCAGCCTTATGTAACATCTCTTCAATCGGTTGAGCCTGCTTTACAATTTCTGCGGTGAAAGGCTCCTCAGTGACAACAGGTTCTTCTTCAGGTTCGCTTTCAGACAACTCTAAAATTGCTTCATCAATTGCGTCCTTGCAATGTTGCGGTAAATCATTCCAACTGATCTTGCCGTCCATCCAATCCTGAACATTTTGCAAAGTTGCTTCTTCGGTCATTTGCTCAGGCACACCAAACCTTATCTTTCGCATCAAAAACTGCTACATCAATCGCCTTGTACAACATCGCCATCTTTGTTGCAGGCGAATAACCACGATCCTCACCCATAGCCAAAGTTTCAACATTGTTTGCCACATCCCAAGCCCTAATAACACCAATCAATTCTTTAGCGTTCAAACCAACACGCAAAGCCCTCATGCGCGAGGTAGAACCAGCCATCTCAGAAGCAACCTGACCAGCCCACCTATGATGACCATCAATCACATAGTTGTCAGCAGAAACAATTACCGCTCCAGCATCAAAATTGTCTGCAAAACGATCTTTTCCTGCTTCCATACGGCGCATAATCTGCCCCGCAGCGCGACCCGAAATCTGTGTTTGGGTTGGTGTCAATGGTGACGCGGAAAGTTCCTCACGGTAAATCTTTACTCCACGAGTCTCCATGTCAGACAAAAACTTTTGTTTTAGGTTCGTTGGTACTTGCGGTGCTTGATCCCTTGTTAAGCCAAGACTTTCACGACCCAACTTTACCCATGGCACATCAAGCCTGATATTTGCAATGTTTGGATCATCTGTCCGATCAGCCATGTTGTCTAAAACCGTTTTTAACAATGGTGCAGGAATCTCCGACTTCAAACCTTTAGCAGTACGGTCAACAACCTCTTGAACTTTGAACGGTGATGGTGGTTCAGGCGCAGTTCCTTCGGCAATGGCTTTGTCGCGCAAAGCAAGTTGGTCGCGCATCCTAATCGCCATGGTGACGCGAGGAGCAAGAGAGACTCCCTGAGAGTCCGTCCATTCTCCGCTTGCGGAACGCTGAATGTGACCGAAACCTTCTACATACCTTGATGAAGCGCTTGAACCAGTTGAGAATCTACCCAATTCGTCATGGTTTGGATTAAACTTTTGTACAGTATTAAGCCTTTTCAAAACATCCAATCGTACTTTTGAGGCTGTTGTTTGCACATTGCGATGGTAGCCCTAAACCCCCACCACCAAAGACTAGACGGTGCTTAATCGTTTGTCAACAAATCCGAATCTTCTTCCTCAAAAAGTTCCAGTAATCCTTCAATGGCATCATCCATTTCGTCAAAAGTAGGAATGGTCACGATGAAATCTCCTTAACAAGTGTTTGCACGGTATCTGCGTCTATTATCATGTCGTAAGTAGAGTTTTCTTTAAGTTTAGCATTTTTGACTCGCTTAAAACCCTGAGATTTCCAAAATGATTCTGCGGTGTTTAGTGCTTCTATTTTTATTTTTCCCGTTCCTGTTCGTGCCGCTATTTTTAGTGCCTCACCAAACATTGCGGTACCAACACCCTTAACAACCCTCAATGAGCCAGCAGAAGGTATTTCTCCTTCTTGTAAATGTTTGAATCCTTCAAGGAAAGAATCAGGAGCAAATCTCATAGCACCAACTATGGCTTTGCCTTTTTCAACCAAAATAATGAACTGACCAACGGGATCAGGATTACGGTAGTTGTATTCTGTGTCCTCAAAATAGACGCTACTCTTCATTAAGTTGACCGCCTCAGAAAACCATCTCTCTTGGGTAAAGGGGGCAAAGTTTTTGCTTTTGCGTATTATTGTGGCTGATTTTTCAATTGAGTTTGTTAATCTTTGTGATAATTCTGTATCTCTTTTTGTTATCTCCATCACACGAACAGTCAAACCCGCTTTTTTGAGCGATTCGTTGGCTTCAAGAATGGATTGAGCAACAGGGCTTTTATTGCTTTGACCCTTTTTGTCATCTTCTTTTTTCTGATGGTTTTTCCAGCGTTGATTAGCGGCGAACCGACCTGCTTCCGATCTGTCACCACCAAACGAAACCTTAGAAAGTTTTTCGGCAACCAACAACATAAACACATCATCTTTCAACTTGGACTTCTCAAGCGCAGACAAACCTTTAGATTTCAACATTTTTACCAAATCCTGTTGACGCGCAGCCTCTATAATCGCATGGCGAATATCGTCAGGAGCAACAGGAAACCAAGCCATCCCCGCATACGAAGCCAACTTCGTGCGCCGAGCAAGGGGCTCAGAAGGAATCAACATTGCCCGTTCAAAATCGGCAAGATTCTTAACCGAAGGAAAATCAAAACTAGATGCCTTAACCCAATCGCTATTGCGAAGTGAGTTATCCATAACAATTCTTTGTCTCACGAGTATTGATCCTTTTCGCCATACAAAGCCGTATAGTTGACAGCGCTTTCGGTTGCACCCGAAGAAGTCCCCGCCTTAGCGTCTATTCTTCCGCCCAACAAAACCATTTCATATTCATTAGCGCAGCCAATTCCCGTAAAAGGTGTCGCAAAAACCCTTGAAACTGGAACCCGTGTTCTAAAAACTACACCTTCGGGTTGAATGTAATGAGATTGCACACCCGCAAAATCATCGGCGACACTACCGCTAATTGACCAAGATGAAAGTGGACGAAGCGGCGACCAAACCTCCATATTTCCTTCATTTGGAACATCATTATCTAAAGTTTTGCTTCTTTGATGATCTTGATTGTAACTATTTAATTGTTCCCTTACGGATAACATTGCCGCGCCTCGCAAAACCTCTACTGTTTTAATTCCTTTACTCTTGAAATATGATTGAGTGTTGGCATATTGCGCTCTAAGAAAACTAGTTAAAACTTTTTCTACAGCGGGATTTTTTAATAATTCTTTTGCTTCTAAATCGGGTTCTTCCGCGGCAAAACTATCTTCGGATTCCATTTCTTGTGTTTCCAAAACACCAACTAACCCAAAAACTTTTTCAACTGCTCGTTGAACTAAAAGACTGTCTCGTTGACTATCGTTTGAAGAACCAGCCCATTGATCCACAAAATGTTGAACAAATCTTTGTTTATCCACAATTACAGCGAGATGATTTGGGAGATTGCTTGCGGTACCAAATAACGCTAAACAAGCCTCCGAAACATCTTCTTCAGAAACATCCGTCATACCATCAATAATTCCTTTAACAGCAATTTTTTTTAACAATTGCGCTGGTTCAGACTCAGAGGATTGCTCTAAGGCAAAAAAAATGTCCGATTGAAACATTTTGTTAAGTTCAGAACTTGAAGCATCTTCTGAATACTTTTCTCCGTCTGAATCCAAATCGGTGCCAGTAAAACCAACACTCGTTTCCAACTTTTTTTGACCCTGCCATCTTTGATTTGCGGCATATCTGCCTGCTTCTGATCTGTCCCCACCAAAAGAAACTTTCAACATTTGAACATCGTCAGAGAGATAAGCCAACGGGTCTTGGTCTAAAACCATCGTGAAATAATAGAAATCAGCCTTTTGTTTTGGTGAAAAAGTTTGTACAAGAGATGCTAATTGCCGTGACTGAGTAGGTGTCATTTTGTTTTTTTGCTTTCTTCAACAGCAAGCATAGACCTATCAAAAATTAAAATTACATTAGATTCAATCGCTGCCCCAACATCGGCAACAAATGACCCCGAAAGTCTCAAGTTCATTCTTGCCCCCCTCACTCCTTTAGCGGCTAACACTCTTCCTATGTCATCGTCACCAAAAAACGCTCTTGAAGGTTTTTTGAAACTATCCTGATGTTTTATTACCTCATTTTTTAATTCGTTTCGTTCCATCAACACATTGGGCGGAATCGCCACTTTGATTACCGTTCCGTTTGTTTCGCTCTCATTTTCGGCAAAAGTTTGAGCCACTTCTTTGTCTGTCGCAAAATATGTTCCGTTGCCGTGAACCCCATGACCCCCAAAATACTTGCCTGTTCTAAACTCCTCCGCTAAATCTTCGGCGTTCAAGGTCGTTTGTCTGTTTGGGGTAGCAATAAATATGGTGCTAATCCCCCGATAAGCAATAGTCCAACCTTCTTTTTCTAATCGTGTCATTTCCTCAGATGAAACCACCTTTGGTAAACCCGAAAAACCTTGTTTGTCCGCAATTATTTCTAATCTAGTGTCAGAAAAATAGTCGGTTTGATTTTCACCTTCTCTTTTCTGTATTTCTTTGTAACCTTCCGACTTCAAGTATTCATTAGGGTCTTTACCAAAAAAAAGCCCTAACTCTTTTGAAATGTCTTTTGCTCTAGGACTTATAGCCTCTGAACGACCCTGCCATCGCATGTTTGCCGCGTATCTACCTGCTTCGCTCCGATCACCACCAAACGAAACTTTGAAAACTTTTGCGCGAATAGTTTGCTGAACTACCCGTTGTTTTCCTGTACGAATCTTTCCCAAACTTGGGATGCGAACTCCTCTATCTCCTGATCTGTCATCTCCGCCAAAGGCTTTGGAGGTTTTGCTAGATGCAAGGGTTGGTTCGGTTGTTCTGTCACCTGTTCCTCCTGTGTTGATTTCTTCCTGATTTTTGACATCCCAAATAGCCTGTTGGTTTCTTTCCCGACCAGCCTTGGTCGCCTTACTACGAGTTTTGATCCTATCAACTACATCCAAACTGATTTCTTTTTTATCTTTGTTCCACCAAAGTCCTAAATACTGATCTTTGCCGAACACCAATTTTTTTGCTTTCAAATAGGCGCTTAACGCGGCTTTACCCTTCTTCGCATCAAAGAAATCTTCTTCTTTGACTTCTAAGTTTTGACCTTGTTGAGCCACCATAAAGCCGTCAGTTGGTTCTTCGCCAGTCAGAATCTTAACTGACAGCCCGCCGTTTGCTTTGACACGGGCGATGATTGAGTCTGCTACCGCGGATGACACACCGCCTGTGGTGAACCTTCCCAACTCGTCATGGTAAGGATTGAACTTCGCTACTTGATCGCGAACAGACTTACGAATCGTTGCTTCCCACTTCGCATCAACAATCATCAGAAACCAGCATCATTCAACAACGCTTCATCCGCAATACGAGAAGCCTGTTGCTCCTCAAACGAAACCAAAGTCAACAACGACATAGAACAACGGCAAGACGGATGCGCTGGAGGACAAATCTCACCATTAGAAAACACCGCCGTTACAGGAACCTGCTGACCAGCCAAATCCATACAAATCGCGCAAACCTCAACACCCTTCCAACCATCAGGACCGACAACCCACTCTTTCCTCGCGTCAGTTAAATCCAAAAACCCTTGATCCGAAGCCTGATACCAGCCCAACAAAGTCCCAATGTTCTGTGAAGCCAAAATCTCTGTACGAGCAATGTTCAACGAACGCGCCCTAATCAACTGATCCCGATACTTCAACGATGCTTCTTCCGCTTTCTGAATCGCCGAATCAACACTCATGGTGCGACTCAACCTTCCCACCTCTTTGTTGTAATAGTTATCCACCGCTCGTTGCCAACGATCATGCAAACCAACCACCCGCTGAATCTCTTTCGCAGCGCGAGGCACACCGCCACCGCTAGACAACACCCGCGAAATGATCCCGCGAACAGCCGTCAACGCCTCAGCCTGAATCTGAGCAATCATTGTCCCTGCTCGTTCCTCAGCCCATGCGATAGCACGAGGGTCTTTAGCATCAAAGGACATCTTGCCGTAAATGCCCGCAGGAAGCCTCTGTATGGCTCTCCTAGCCTCCAAAAGCACCTGTTCCGCAGTTCCATCGCTCACATCTCTTAAAGACTGCCGTAGCGCCTCCACCGCTTGTGTGGCAAAGACTTCTTGAAACAGTCGCAAGTCCAGTGTTCCAGTTCGGTTCTGTTGTGCCAATAACTGTTGCGCCCGCGTGACCGCTGCCGACATACCTGTGATTGCGCTTTGATACAAATCTTGCAAAGCGGTAATGTCCGCCAGTAACGCAGGATCAGTGATCTCACCGCTTGCTTTTTCTAAATCCTCAAGTTCAATATCGTGGTTAGAAGCGCCCGAATGAACATGCTTCGGCGAACTCGTGCGCGTAACAAACGGCATGATTACGGTTTCGCATTAGTTTTGCCGCCGATTGACTCAAAGAGGTTCGGCGCAGGAGCAGGTTGTTCAGGTGCAGGAGCGCCCGCAGGTGCAGGTGCGCCAGTGGGAGGCATCTGCCCCATACCCATCGGTGGAACGCCCGCCTCTTCGCTTCGTTTCGGCAAGTTAGCCAAACCGCGTAGATAGTTGTCCATGTCAATGTCAGGAGCCATCGCACCTGCCGCAGACATCTTGGAGATGAAGTCGCCGAGGACACCCAAGTCAACATGAGTGATTTCGCCTGCTTTAATCTTCGGGCAAGTTGTCGCGTCCATACCGTTCAATTTGAACAGGCGAGGAATCGCATGAGTATTAAACACATCTGCAATGGAATCGGCGATCTGCTGAATCGCTGAAGTAAACAAGTCAATCTTTGAAGCGCCCAACGCGAACGAGCCGACCTTCTCATGTCCTAACAGAATGAAGTCTGCCAAAACCACCATGGCGATCCGCTGATCGTAACGGGCAATGATCGCGTCAGTGTTGAAGTTGCGGGTACCACCCGATGAAAGCAAAGTCAACTTGTACAGTTCGCGACCCTGTTCGTCATAAGCAAGCGGGAACAAGATGCCTTCGTTTTCGTTTCGCTTAATGCCACGGATCAAGTCCTGCATAGCGTTACGAGCCGACACTTCGGCTGTAGTGGCGTTGGAGGAAAGCATTGATGGTGGCACATAGGCGACAGGCAAACCTGCCAAGTCACGCTCAATACCGACAGCCTCAATTTCCTCAATCGTCTTTTTGAAGAACCACGGGCGGTAAGCGTTACGCAAAATTGAGCGACCTTCAGGGTTGTTACGCGCAGTTACCGTGCGAAACAGCAACGATTTCTCAATCGGAATAAAGACAACACCTTTAGGAACCGAAGGATCGGATTGACGCATGCCCGTGATAGAACCATTTTCGTCAAACTGCCAATCCCACAAAGTTTCCTGTGAACGCAAAGCAATTTTACGCCAACCAATCTTCCCGTCCGAAAACTTTGAACGGCGCGTAGGGTCTTTCGTGTCGCTTGTTTTGCGTTTCTTATACACAATCTCGGTGTATGCAAATCCGAACACGAGGAAAGAAAGAACTTGTGACAGCATTGCCGACCAAGTTTCCGACATGTCATCCATGCACTCTTGAACAAAATCTGCGTTCTTTTGATCCGCTTTTTTGATGTTGTCTTTGTCGCTTTTGGTGTACGGCTCCACTTTCCAGTCAATACCGAGAATCAGTCGCTCAATAGCGAACAGCATTGCGCCCACAACAGCATCATTGTCGGACATTTCGCGCCAAACGCGAGCGCCCTGAACGCCACGGAGATTGGCAATGAAGTCATCAATGACGAACCCTGAAGTTCGTTGAAGTCCTGACGAACCAATTTCTTGAAAGTCGGGTTGAGGTGCCATTGTCGCCATTCTAAAGTAAAGGGCGGTCTATATGCCCTCTATTGGGGTTCAGTCATCTTCTTTTGAAAATGTCATGCCTTCAATGAGGTGAGCCACCAATTTCAACGCTTGATCTTCGGTGAACCCCGAATCAACCATGGTCACAAACATTTCGTTGAGCGCAACTGATGCACTCTTCAACGCTGACCACGCTTCCTCAGATTCAGACACGCCCCCACCATAGCGGTGAGGGCGCATCCTGTCGGACGGTTACAGGGGATTAGTTAATCGTCAGAACTCTGATGGTGTGAACCGTGCTACCAGTTTGATAATCACAACTTCGTTTTCTGTTTCGCGGGCGATCTGCCAATCAAGTTCAGGCAAGCGCTTTCGGTAATGATGGCGTGAAGTTGAAAACCGCACATACGAGTCTCTTGAATCTTCGGTTTGTCGCAAAACGCACCATCGGTTCGGGTTCAATTTGACTTCGGCAATGAACTCAGCCAACACCTTATTTTTCGGGTAGTAGCCAACTATTTTTGACTCATCAACGAACTCCATTGTTAACACTCGCAATCTTCGTGGGCTTCGTAACACCACGAACACTCGGCTTCGTTTTCATCAATTTTTTCGTCAACCGAAAACCACCTTATGACCGTCCGAAGAAGGTTGTCGTAGTCACTCCTTGTTGCTTCTTCACGAAACGCTTCTATCTGATCGCGCAGACCTTCCCGCTTTAACGCGGTGGTACATCTTGCAAGGATTGAATATGCGTTACCGTCTTGTCCGACTAACTCAATGTTGATATTTGGATATTTTGATTGAACTGTCTGTGTCATTTCTGTTCACCTTTCTCTTGTTGGATTTCGGCTAAAACTGCGACTGGCTTCAGGTTGCCACGGGTCTGAGGAAACTTCACGGGGATTATCCCGACCATCAGAACCCCTAAAAGCAACACGAACACTTTTTTCATCCCGTTCCTTTCCCGTTAAGCGACTAGTAGTTCTTCCAACGCCTCCAACCTCCAAGCCAAAACTTCAGGCTTCGTAAACCAAGCAAGTTGCTGGTATTGGAAGATGGCTTTGATTTCCTTTTTGAGTTGGGCTTTGGGGAGCGCTTTCGCACCCTCCTGAACACCCAATTTGAAGAACTCTTTTTTCACTGACCCTTCTAACTGGAGGGCTTCTCCTCGTCCCTCCACCCACATCGTAGGGCAAGAAACGCCCCAATGCAAGTCTTTAATCTTCCTCTTCCCCGCGATCCCCGCAAATAGGCGGATTCAACCTACGCGCCAAAACAGGCGTGAGACAGCCACAGGAGCCTCTAGGACGCGCTGGATCAGTCATTTGGTACATCTCTGACCTTGACTTCCCAAAAGTCCTTAGAATCCCAATCCAACAAAGGATTAAAAAAATCGTCATAAGTTCGGTCAATGTCCGTCCTCCGCAAAGGCATCACACCAATCGTCACATGAGGATGACCACTCTGCGAACGCGCCCAATCCCGTGCATCAGATTCGCATGCAAAAGGACCGTAGAAACGATCAATGTTTGCGTTCGGCATGTGAACAACACAAACACACGCACCGAACTCAACCTCGTCCACTGTCGGATTAGTAGGCATTGACAACCCCCCGAACATCAATCACATCAAGATAGGCATCCTTCTCCAACAGATAGCCAATCAACGAGGCAGCATCTTTTGCTGTTGCGGGATGCTCAAGATCATCGCGTTTAGCGACCGTAACCATAAACGAATATGTTTCTTTCATGTTCCCCTCCTAAAGCGTGTTGAGACATTAAAAAACCACCACCAACGAATACGACTTTTTGCTTTTTGGAACCGTGTCTGTTCTTGCATTAGCCCAACAACTTTGCTGTTGTGATTTTGAACGCCTCACCCAATCGCACGAGGGTATCCAAAGACGGACTGAAATGTCCGCACTCAATACGGTTCACCGTTTTGCGATCCACGCCCGCGAGGTTTGCAAGTGCCTGTTGAGATAACTGATTTTTTGATCTCAGTTTCAAAATGTTTGCTGACAAACTTTCCCGCTGTTCCTGAATCTGTTTTTCTAACTGCTTACTCATGTTTTCTCCTTGTTTGTTGGTTGCTTAATTACATCACTACGATGCGAGGCGAGATAAAATCTTTTACTTCTTCTACGAGTTCGGTGATAAAAGCAATTTGTTGATCCATCAAAGAAATGGTGTCGCCTTCGTCATCAGTTCCGCCAGTAATAACAATGTCACCAACGATGTAATCGGTGCGACCAAAGTGCCTCTCCCAAAATGCTTGCCCAAACGGGTTATGTGGAAGGCTCATCATTTTGCCTTCTTCGTTGCACCACATTGACATAGTTTCGGATAGGTCAATTGCTTGCACCCAACCGCCAACTGCGCTTTGCAGTTTTTCTAATGACCCGACCGAAAGATCAATGGCAACCATGTCTCCCTGTGTAGTGATTCGTATTGCTTTTTTCATTTTGCCCCTTTCAGGCTTATTTGTAATAGGCTTCGTAATTTTTTTTGCTGATGACGCTCACACCACCATAAAAGTTGACATCAAAGTAATCGGTTTGGTAATCCGAATTGTTGTAGTTGAAACTGTCGTGAACCGACTGCACAAAGTTGCGTACCAAGACAACTTCTTTCAACGGAAGATATTCTCCGACCAGCCCGTGTTCAACCGCGAAGGTTGACCACACCGAACCGAACTCCGCATATTTGCTTTCCTCGTACTGATTCAACAGTGCGTTCAGTTCATCAGGGATCACAATCTTGATGTCAATTGATGAGCCATGGTTGACACGAACCGAATACTGCCAATGTTCAGGTATTGCACCAACACCCGCGAACACTTTCAAACGCCCGCGCATGATTTTGGCAATCTCTTTTTTGGTTTTGCCTTTAACCGATTCGTATTCGGAACCGTACTCCCGTTTTTGGTATCCCGCTAAAACTGTCATTTTGCTCCCTCCAATTCTGCTTTGATAAACTTTTCGGCGTTCATTACTAACTCTGTTCGGCTTCCACCAATTTCCTTAATGATCTCTTGAATACGATCAACCGCAAAATATGATTGCGTTTGGCTGTATTCGTTCTTGAGCATTGCCACCGCAAGACTCAATGCTTCTTGACTTAACATTTCTACTTTTGTTTTCATCCCTACCTCCTTGGTTTGAGCATATCCCTTTTCTAGCCCTGTGTCAAGCATTATTTTTCCACCCGCGGAAACGGCTGAATCAAACCTTCCTCCAATAAGTCTGTAGCCATCCGCCCGTAAGCGCCCTGCAACGACCATGCCATACCAGTGTCAACAAGATTTTGAAACAGGTTCACGACCTCCTCAAAGTTCAGATCGCCACTCTCGTATGCGATGATGTCATCAACTATTTCACTTGGCAACATTGTTTTTCTCCTTTGTTCGTTTGGCTCTTTTAAATAAAAAAAGATATCAAGCCTCTCTGCTTTAGCACAAGGTTTGCAAAAAAAACTGCGTAATGCTCCTGCTCCTTCCCAACCAGCGAACACGGTTGCTTTTTCTTTGCGACAGTCCTGACAATCGGGAAGCACCTCGTAATAATGTATTGGCTTTCTCATTGATCCTCTCCATTCTTCCTGAAGATTGGCGTACCAACCAAAAAGTCTTTGTACTCAGCATCAATCATTTCCCAAAAATCTTTTAACTCTTCTATTGTTGCTTCGGAAGTATCGCAACCGTTTGACACCTCGTACTGAAACTCTAAAAGAACATCTGCGTAATCATCATCACACCCAATTGCATCCTTAACCATTCCTCGCCAATAAGCATTAGCCATTATTGATCCTCCTCTTCTCGTTTCACAAACTTTTCACCGCACGAATGGCAAACATTTTCGTCCCAATACTTTGAACCGCAGTAACAACGGTCAATTCCCTCAACTGGCTTTTCCATGATGACCTCCTTTGTCATACCTGAAGCATAGCCCAACAATGCCCCCGTGTCAACTATCTAATAATTTGCGTAAGTAGGGCTTTTGTCAGCCAACCTCTTCGCATTAGCCATAACCTCAGCAACCGTTTTACCTGTTTTCTGCGCCACCAACTCGGCAACCAAATCAGCGTTCGCCTTTGTGTGCAAACCATCCGTTCCATCTGTCAACCATGCCTTGCGAGCAGGATCAGTTTGCTTTTTTGCAGCATTTACGAAATCGTGGTAGTCCTTCAAAAACTCTTTGCCACCAAACACTGTGGTCAGGCGCTCCTGCTTTGTTTGTGGAACCATCAAACCTGTTCGGCGATCCTGCATCTCGTAAGTGTCCCCGCGAACAACCAAATCCTCGCCCGTTGGTGTGAGCAGTTTAGCAAGTTTCTTTTCATCACGAATCTTCTTTTCCGCTTCACGAGCCTCACGCGCGATCCGCTTCGGCTTGCTTTCACCCGATGTGTACTCCGAAGGCGCTGTCGGATAGCAAACTGTGCAAAGGATTTCTCCCTCTTGTTCAACAGCATCTTTTTCTTTTAACCCGCTCAAAGTTGTAATCCACGCAAACTGTGTTGTGTCGTTGCATGTAGAGCAATCTCTTGAAGAGTGAATGTGACCGTTTGTGTTTGTCACAAGGAAGAAACGCGACCATCCGTTTTCGGCAAAAGTTTTGTTCAACGGATTTAACAGTGCATTGTTTGCGTTTATCTCTTGACCAACTTCACCAAGTTTGACCAAGCCTTCTTTCATGTCCTCAATGAAATACTCAACATTCGGGATTGTCCCGTTTGCTCTTACGGGTTGGTCTTGAAAGTTTGCAATCAGTTTCGCGACAGTCTCCGCGTTGGTTTCAGGATTCCGCAAGCCAAACGACAAAGCCCTTTTTTGCTCAAACATTGCGCGTTCAACATAATCTCTGTACGCCCAAGCGCTTTCGTTTTCTTCTTTCGGACGCAAGACATATTTGTAATTGCGAAGAATGTTGTCCAAGATTCGGTCTTGCTTTCCGCGCAACCCTGCATGGATTCCTAGAAGGCGGGCAATCTCGGTGTCAGTTTTGACTGCCAGTTCGTGCAATTGTCGTTCCTGATCTGTCATCCCACTTGTCATACCATCAGTGTACCCAATTCCAACGGTTGTGTCAACGACTTTCACATGATCCTTCCAACGCTGATTCGCCGCAAACCGACCAGCCTCCGACCTGTCACCGCCGAACGAAACCTTACGCATCTCGGTCTTTATCCGAACAACAGCCCTGACATCAAACATGATTACTTTGTTTCGCTGTTATTCCGTGCAGAGATTGCTTTCGCCTTCTTACGGGCATCGGCTTTAGACTTTGCGCCCCAAGCCTGCAAACTCAACAACAACCGTGTCGGCTCACCATTCTCATCACGCTCAGGACCAGCCATGTTGCCCATACGCGCAAGAAATGAAGCCCTCCGAGGATTATCCCCCGCTTTCACAGGAGGTTTCAGTGTCCCGCCAGTTTCACGCTTATACGAAGCGCGACCCTTCGCGTTCAAACCACCTTTCGGGTTCTTTCCTGCTTCTCGTTGCCATGCAGGAGAGTCCGCTTTCGTCACCTTGTACTTCCCGCCACGACTCTTATATTCGCGGACGAGCCAAGCGTTCGCGTAAGCCGAAGGGTAAACATCAAACTTTTGTTTTGCTTCCGCTTTCACCCGCGCATACAGTTCAGGGTTCGTAGGAACATTCTTGGAAGCCTTCTTCACCTTCGTAGAAACATTGATCGGCTTCTTATCTACCCTTGTTTGAGTTGACTCAGCCTTACGCTTCCTTTGAACCGCCGAACTGATTTCCTCCGCTGTCATCCGTGACGCTTTAGACGCAGGAACACACTTCGGATATTTACCACTCTTAGCATCCGACCGTCCACACGGTTCAAACCCGCCACCCTCTTTAGGTCGCGACAAATCAACCCATTTTTCTTGAAACCATTGAGTCAAAGACTTGTCAATTTCAATGTATTCAAGTTCTTCTTGTTTCTTTTTCTTTTTCTTTTTCTTTCCTTTAGACCCCATAACAGAATCCACATGAACCGCCGAAACAGTCGGTGAATCTTTACGCAAACGCATCAAAGTTTTTATCCGAACAATCTCACGACCAGCCCGCAACTCTAAACTGTCCACGCTGAAACCTACTTTTGGATTCCTGTAGAAACTTTCAACTGCCAAATCCACTTTTGTGTAGCGTCAATACGCTCCGCAACAAAATTGGCTACACCCTGCTGATTTGCGTCAGAAGCAACCTTAAAAGCGTTGTTCAAACACACCAACAAATCAATCAACAACCCCAACAACGACACACCCATCTCCTGCGGGGTAGAAGCAGGACGAGCATCCGACACACGGCGCAAAGAAATCACATCCAACAAAGTAAACGGCGCATCCGAACCCATCTTCAAAATGTTTTCCGCAATCGGATCAATAGATTCCCGCAAATCCGTATAAATCGCCTCAAACAAAGCATGATATTGAGCGAAATCTTGACCCTTTACATTCCAATGAAACATGTGAGCCTCGTGATACACCGAATCCGTATCCGCCAACAACACTTTTAAAGCGTCAACAACAGAACCATAAACCTCTTTACGCATCAAAGATTTTACGCGCACCACATCAAGATTTTCCATTGAAACAACCTACACGCGCCCGCGACCCCAACCCCACTACACCACCCTTGCCGAAGGCAAACAAAAAAATTGGTCGGGCAAACCAACAATGCCCCACCTACATGCGCCACTGATTCCGTTGCGTCAAAGCAACAGGCGAAACCAACTCAGGCATCAACCAACCCTTCGGCTCATACAACGCCAACAACACCGCCTCAGCACGATCAGGAGAACCAGCACCCTTCTTCCTCAACTCACCCTTACCAACCACCTGAATACGACCCGAAGAATCCGACACAAAATCAGGAGAACCCAACTGACCCAACACCTTCCGATCCACATCCAACCGAACCACCTGAAAACCATCCACATCAGGCTGAACCAACACCCGACCATTCCACCACATCTCCGCCCGCTGATTCTTAAACTTCCCCGAATCAAAAGCCCGCTCCGCCACATTCACCCCAACAACCCTCGCACCATGCAACCCCTCACGACCCCACGCCTCCAACAACCCCACTACACCCCAACCCAAACCAATAGCATCAACCTTCACAGAGACAGTGTGAGCAGTAGCCCCCGTCTGATTTTCGTTGATCCGACCCCCCACCCCTCTGTTGATGCTCTGAAACCCTTGTTGTGTAAGGGTTTGCGGGGGTGTGGATAAGTGTTGTGTGGCGGGAAACCCTTGTGGTGTAAGGGTTTGCGGGGCGAACAGGTGTTCGCTTTGGGTTCGCCCATAATACCTCTTATGTAAAGTTGACTCTTCCACTGGCAATTCAGGATTCCCTTGTGCTGTAAGGGTTTCGTCTGAATGTGTGTGCATGTGTGCATTTGCTTGTTGCAGGGCATCGGCTTCGGCTTCCTGAATATACCTCAGACAGATGTTTGCTACCTGTACAGCGTTCGCGTTGTCTGCACCGCTACTTGCATGCACGATTCTTACTGTGTATCCGTCTGCTCTTGCGATTACGAACTCGTCACCGCCGTCTGCTGCGATGTCTATGCCTAAGCGTATGCGTGTGTCGTGTGCAGGGTTCAGGTTGTTGCTTGCTTCTTCTATCCAAGTAGAAGGAATCACTCTGTTACCTGCGCCTTTAGGAAACTCTGCTCTCACGCGGGCTGTTACGAACGAACTGTTCTCACCTAACTCACTAATGACATCATTTACCCAAGTTTGATCTACTAAGTGTGTTGCTACTGAGTGTGTAGGCACTGATTTCGGGCATGTAGTGCAGTTTCCTACCTCTTCACCTGTGTAATTAGGCGTGTCATACGCCGATATTGGGATTGTGTTGTATAAATCGCTGTTGCATGCGCGTTCAAACCAACTATTTTCTTGATCTGTGGGCGGGTTTCCTAGCAACAATAATCGTGTATTGCCTCCCGTCATCAACGCTTCTAACGCATTGCCAATTGTGTCGCTAATACCGCCCGCTTCATCTACTACTACGAGCAGGTTAGGTGCGTGGATTCCCTGTAACGCTGTTTCGTTGTACTGTGCAGGGGCGAAACCGAACGCGACAACGCTCTTATCCATTTTCCATTCCACAGTAAGGCACTCTCCGCCGAGGTTGTGGGTCGCATGCAGTTTTCTGATGTGTGACCACAGGATGTTGCGTACTTGACGAAACGATGTTGCTGTAGTGACTATTTGTGATGTTCCGACAGGTTGGCACATCGCCCACCAAGCAACAATTCGTGCAGCCAAATGTGATTTCCCTGGTGCGTGACATGCAGGTACCGCTGTTCTTTTGTTGTCGCGTACCGATTCAAGTATTTCGCGTTGCTTAGACCAAATCGTTTCACCTAAACCTTGCTCAATGAAACCTGCGGGATCGGTCATGTATTGCGACCACGGATTATCGGCGATCAACTCAATAAGAGACATCACAGTCTGACGCTCAGACGCGGTTAAGCCTGCCAACCAAATCTTTCTGTCCGCCACCTTCGCATTGCGAAAGAAGAAGATTAAGTCTTTAGAACTTTTACCGTCAGGCTTTATCAAGGAGGTTGGCAATTCGTTGCTCCAACTCGTCCACGGAAACATCTACCTTCACCGCGCCACCCTCAGCACCCGTTAACTCAACACGATTCTGTTTACCAAACTTCGCTTGCTTAGTACGCTCCAAATACCACGATGCAGCCTGCCATGAGCCGTCATTAGCGGCTCTCTGAACGACCAAAACCATTCGGGCTTCCGCTTCTGCCCTTGCAGCCGTTATCGCCTCACGAAACTCCTTGTAAGGGCTACGAGCCTTCTCACCTTCGCCCTTAGACATCCACACATAAAAGGTTTGTTCAGCCACACCTGCAACAGCGGATGCTGTATCCACATAGTTGCCTGCGCGAACAAGTTCAACGATCTTGTCGTGTTTTTCGGGAGTGAGTTTTGTTGGTCTGCCCATAATTTCTGAAACTTTACTGCACTCCGACTCTTGATTCAACAAGTAGTGCCGAAAAACGCGGGGTTTGCTTTCGCGCACGGTGGCGGGGTTTTTGGTGTTGTTTTGTGTGTGTTTGTGTGGTGTGTTGAGTGGGGTTTAGTGTGTGTTTGTGTTGTGGGTGTTGGGTTTGAGAGAAATGTGGTGGTGGTGAAAAGGGTTTTTGTGGTGTGTTTTGACATACATGTTTTGGATGTGTTTGTTTCTCTACTACTCCACATATTGTTCTCTCCCTCTCTGTAATGACAGTAATCGGGCAGAGTTTTGGAACGGTTCTTTTCCCCGCCAAAAAAATTAGTGTCGCGGAGGCGGAGAGAAATCTATTGTGTAATTGAAATTGTTGTTGTCCTCAGTCATCCATTTGTCTGCGTTCTCAACCCCATATTTTCTGGTACCGATCTGGCGTTCAATGAGGTTCGCATCTACTTTTGTTGTGAAAGACGGGTCTAACAGTTTGATTCGGTTGTTTGGCTGTATCGCGTAGTTGCCGTCATCTCGTTGAATGACATGACCACACTTATGTTGACCTGCGACCTCTGAGTATCCGCTGTCCATCAGGTTGCTTTCAGGTGTGTGCCAATCCAAAGTGAACAGGTATGCGCCTGAAACTGTTTCTTTCCGCCGCGTTTGGTAACGCATCCTCATTCCCGTCATTTGGTCAAACTGTGTGACCGTGATGAACGGGCTGAACGAGTTCCACAACACGAGATCATAGATATCTACTTCGGGGACTTTTGGCTCCACGCAGAACGCGCTGATCGGCATCCTCCACCACACTCCGCCGTCCTCCATAAGAAAGTGAAACACTGGTGCGCGATCAGGGAGAGTTGCGACACCAAAGACAACGCATGGGAAATACTTGTCATGTGAATCTATTTGATCCCGCAAAAAGTTCCCTCTAACGAAGCACTCTATGGGTGGGATGTTGGCATTTAACTCAGGCATTGGTTTCGTGGATCACCGTGAAATGTGCGTCTGATCCGTGCATAAATCGTGTGTCGCGGGCTATCGCGATCCATTGGGGAGCGTCAGGATCACAGTTACAGCCTTTCAACCTCATCGGGTCATGGATGACTGTGTACAAGCATTTGTTGCATTTGACTTCTATCATGCGGGGTTTTTGTGCAGTTGCACAATGTAGGCAAGCGCGGGTAAGTCAACCCAATTAGTTCCTTGACGAACTGCTTTAGCGGTCGTTAGTTGTAGTCCGCTTGAGGCTAACGCATCCAAGATGTCGTGAACTGTCAGATATTCGTTTGCTGAAACATCGTAAAGTTCTTCTGCTAAACGCTCAGAGAACCTGATCTGTTGCTCCACCATCTTTTTTGCTTCATCATTCATCGCCATCATTGTCAGTCCACTCTTCCAAGTCATCTTCGGGTACACCGTCCGCGATGAGCATATCCATCTCGTTATATCTGACATCGTAAAAGAAAACCATTAGATCATCGGACTTCACCGCGATAACGGTGCCTGCCTGATCGTCAATCCTTACCTTTGTGCCTGAAGGGAACTTTGGGGCGTTCATACAGAGTCCCTAAGTCCTGCAATAACTTCGCCTTTCGCCGCATTAGCATTTGACTCCATTGACCTGATCTGTGCATACAGGCTTTCAACCAACTCTCCCAAAGAGGCTCTCTCCTGTTGTAGTTGATGGATTTTGTCCAGTATTTCAATCGTGTATTCCTCGTAACGCTTCATCTCTCTCTCTTGGAAATCACGCTCATTTTTTTCTAACCAAAGCCGTTTCATCTCGCTCATTGCTGTTCTCCATTCTTTTTGAGTACCAATACCCATAGCGAATCCGCTATAGAACCTAATCTGTTCACCACAAGGCGAATCATCTCATCAGTAGTAACAGTTTCCCACTGCTCCTTCGTAATGTACTCCATTGTGTCCTCAATTTTTTCTGACAAATCCATTTCCCCTCCTTCGTTGTTTGTTTCACATTTAATGCACTCTTCATCGTGTCCCCTGCCCGTACAAATATAGCAAAAAGCGTGACCACATGGCGCAAAAAGATCAAAACTATGTGAGCCAAGCGAGCAACAGACGCAAATCTTTTCGGGTTCTGTTTCAACAAACGGTGTTTGTTCCTCTCGCCATTTCTTGTATTCAATCCATGCTTCCCGCAGTTTTGGGTCGTTTGCTTCTTTCCAAGGATCAGGAATGTTCATGTCTTATCTCCTCCCCAAATATATTCCATAACAAGGTTGGATCATTGGTTCGTTCTTTAACCATGATGTGACATTCAAAGTTGTAAAACTTCCACAACAAAGTTGAGTCAAAGAATCCTGCTTCTCTTGCCATAGAAACATTTTGGTTGGAAGTTTGCAATCTCATCATCCCCCGCAAATCGCGTTCCTTGTCAAGAATCTCCTCAGAAGTAAACCATTTGTGTTTGAAATCATAATGAGATGAGTTCAGGGTGTGTTCCCAAAACGGTGAATCTCCATGAACTTTCTCTGCCCAAATAAACGCTCCGCCTTCAACGAGGCTTTCGTGTATCTTACGCATTAACTGTGGGCGTTGAGAGCGAGGTAAAAACTGCATTGTAAAGATTGATAGCACCAACGAACATTGGTCAGGCATCTGAAAGTTGTTGTCCGCGATGTCCTCCAATTTGTACACACAGTTGTCGTGGTTTTTAGGTAGCAAGTTGCGCGAAATGTCGTAACCATATTTGGTTCCTTCGTGTTCAATTTGCTCCATGATGTTCCCCGTTGAACAACCCAAATCAACTATCGGTGTGTTCTCCAAAAGAAAATATGGTGCGATTGAGATGATTGCCTCACACAACAAGTCGTAGTTCGGTATTGATCTTGATATGTGATCGTCAAAGTCTTTGATTGTGTCAAAGGCAAATGGTTTAGTGGAACGCATGTAGTTTTCTCCCTATTGCTTCTATCACTGAAACTGTAACTGTTCTTCCCATCCGCTCATAGCGTTGGTTGTCTGAAACCTTAGTGCCATCCTCATAGAACTCTGTCCATCCGTCAGGGAATCCCTGTAGGCGTTCACATTCGGTTGGTGTAAGTTTGCGGATACCGAAACCTTCTTCGTCACCTATTTGAACACCATGGCGGTCTTGTGCGGTGATTGTGTACATCGGATCACCATCATCTTTAATCATTCGTCCGTTCGGGCTTTTGTTTGCGCGAGCCACATCAAGCATCGGTTTAACAAACGGAACATTGCCTCCACCTGTACCCATTTGAGCGAGCAAGGTTGGAACGATTCCATCCTCGTAAACGCGCATTGCTTGATCTCTACGACTCCAAGTTTCAACGACAGGTTGAATAAATGGAACATTGTGACCGCCTGTACCCATGTTTGCTAACAGTGTTGGTACGCCTTCACCGTGGAACTCTCTGAAGTGTCCACGCGCCCCGTAGGAAGCAACAACATATTGTCGTGCGTTGCCACCTTTTTGATAGTGGGCATCTAGGGTCGGAGAAATGTCGGAGAAAAACCCCTCCCTGCCTTTTCGTTCGCTCTTGTCCGCGCCATCATCGCTTCCACTTGTTTGTCCGATAGGAAATACTTTTGGTCGGGGTTGTCCTCTAAGATTTGCGACAACGAATATCCGCTCTCTGTGTTGCGGGACTCCAAAGTTTTGGCTGTCAAGCAACTCCCATTGACAGTCATACCCCATGTCATCCAAGACGCTGAGGATAACTCCGAAGGTTCGTCCTTGGTCGTGGTTGAGGAGTCCTTTGACATTCTCAAAGAGGATGTATGGTATTCGTTTATCCCTAGCAAGTCTAAACATTTCAAAAGCGAGTGTGCCTCTAGTGTCCTCCAAGGAGAAACCTGTTCGCTTTCCAGCAGTGCTAAAAGTGGCGCAAGGAAATCCTCCAACCAAGAGATCGGCGTTAGGAATGTCTCGTTCGGAAATAAGTTTAATATCTCTTCCATCGGGTTGTTCTCCGAAGTTTCGTGCATAAATGCTCCTTGGTTTGTCTAACCATTCATTTGCCCAAACACATTCGTGTCCAGTGCGTTCCAGCCCTAATCTGAATCCACCTATCCCCGCAAAAAGTTCTATGAACTTCATTTGTTCTCCCTAACTTGTTTCGGCTTTCTTTCTCATTCTCTTTTGCTCTTCAACCTGTAGAGCGTTTATTGTTCGCATTAAAGTTTCTTGATCTCCGAGTCCCACATAGATTTTGGAAAGAAGTCTGATTGCGTTTTGTATGTCTTGCAGTGTCATGGTAATTCCTAAAAGTAGAGGGATGACGACACTAGCCTTTTTTTATGTTGCCTCTTTTCAATGATGGTAAAGAAGGTTCAATCCACTCATCACCCCAAATGTTGAACGGGTGCATCCCCAACTTTACTGCGTACTGATCTGCTCTTTCGTAATGAATGAGAACTTCATCGTTCATATATTTTCGTGCTGTCAACACATTTATCCCCAACTCCCTTGCAATGCTGTTCAAATCTTTGTTGTTTTTCCACAAGTCCATCAAAGGTTTTGCGGATAGAAAGACTTTGAACTCTGATACCCGCCTAGTCATTTTCCGTTTCGCGGTAATATGCGACACGAACTCTCTTTGAATCTTCCCGTGGTTCTAAACGCCATTCTGTTTTCTTCACTATCTTCCCCTTTTCGTCTGTTTCTTCTACTGGATATTCCCACATCCATTGCATAACCTTTTTCACTCTTGCTCGTGATTGATGTGGTGGGGTAGCGCAAACTCGTCTGATACTGATTCGTAACGCATAAGCAATTCTTCTGCTTGTTGAAGTTCTTCTTCTAATGCTTTGTTGATGTTCCTTAAATGTTCGCGCTCTTCACATACGGTCGCGTACTTCAATGCCATCTGCTCGTACTGTTTGAGCAATGCTTGAGGAAGGTTGTCTGTGGTCGTAGTCATAAAGTGTTCCTCACCATATACCATCCTTTGGCAAAGATCAAGGATGCTAACTAACGCGGGGTTCGGTACAGAACTTCGTACAGTTTGACTGCCGATTTGTCTAAGTGCAGTTCTGAGACTGACTCGGTGTAGCCAAGTTTGGTGCAGTACACATCCCACCAATGCCACCTCAGACGAGCGTAGAGCGCCCTAGGAACGCCCATTGACTCGTACCATGAATCAGGTAGCCCAACCTGTTTGAGAATCCCTTTAGGCACCTGACCGAGTGTTATAGAAATGTGGGTCAAAACGACAGGAACGAATGGTGCCTGCTTCGCGCAAATAGCCAGTTGCTCCCACGGAACACCGAACGCATCTAAATCTATGAGATCAAACTGTGTTAAGTCCATCCCCTTCATCGCCTTACGATTGTCACCCATGATGACACTTGGGTCGCTGTACTTCTTCTTCTCAATACCAAGCACCGTTATGTTTAGATCAGGTCGTTGACGCTTGATCTCTTTCCACACTAAACCTTTGCCCGCGTAAGCGTCCAACACATAATAGGTGTCAAGGGATAATCTGTCTAAGCACTCAATCCGAAGTCTGACCTTTGCGCGAAGATGAGAGTTCTCAGTCTCTACCTTTGTCATTAGTTTGTTGCGGAGACAATCTCCACTCCATCATACTTGGCGAGAACCTTCTCCACCGCCTCTGTGATCTTGCCCTGATTGGTTGTTGGTGCTTTGATGAGCCAATAGCAGTATTCAAATGGTTCAAGGGATCGTTTGCGTTTGCTGTTTGGTTCATCAGTTACCTCAGAGATAAGTTTGTCTAAGTCGTTCGCATCAAATCCTGTGCCGAATAGCGAGTCGTCCGACATCACATCCCTGAGTAACGCGGTGAGTTCGTTGCTGTCATACACCGCGAAGTCTGAGGTGCGGTTATCGGCAAGCAAAATCTTCTTTGCTGAAAGATCATCAATGTCTAACAACATCGCGGGGATGGTTGTCATGCCACATTCTTTTGCCGCTTGCCAACGATGATTGCCTGCCAAGATTGTCATCGTAGATTTCTGTACAACGATGGCACCATAAAATCCGTTGGCTTTGATTGATTCAACTATCTTCGCGACATTGCCTTTGCGCGGATTGGATGGGTGTGGACGAACGCTGTCAATCGGTAGATCGGTCTGCTCAGTTGGTGTCATTGTTTGCTTCTCCTTTGGTGGCTCCCCACGGGTGCGGGAAGGAGAAACGCGACCCGCAGGGAGAGGGAGTCCACCTGCCATATATGACGCTCAGGAGTGTATCAGGTTGCCATACTTGGCATAGGTGTCATCAAGGTTGTGCGAAAGATAAATGATTTCGTCATGGCGAACAACAGCCCACTCAACTCCGTGCCAAGAATCATCTGATTCTCTCTGCCAAATCTGACATCCACCTTCTTCGTCAATCGCGACCCAAGGGTTCGCATCAGATTCAGAGCGTTTTACTACAGGTCGGGATAGTTTTCGTTTGACAACTTTGCCGAGGCGTTCCGATTCTGTTTGCCCGCCCCAAATACCATCTTCGCCTTTGCCTGCGATCAGACATGCGGGACGAACATTGCAGGTAGCGCAAATTGCTTTGGCTAAGACTTCGCGTTTCTTGCGATCGGGTGATCGCTCATCCTCTGCGGGAAAAAACAACATCGTGTCCATGCCACGGCATGCTGCTCGGTCTGTCCACTTCATTGAACAGATGTTAGATCAAAGTTGTCGCTCTATCGGCGGTTGAAGTAATCAAAGTCCATTCTGTCACGCAATGACATCGCCGCTCGGCGTTGCGATTCGTTAAATGCGAACGGATCAACACGCCTTGGTTGTGTGTAATACGGCGCGGGAAGGTTCGTGAACGACTTGTTTGGTTTGTAGTAATTTGGTCGTGCTGTAACCACATGAGGTTTTGGTAATGCTCGTCGCTCCACGATCTTGCCTTTAACAACTTTCAGGTAAAGGTACTCAGGTACTTCCCAAAGTGTTTGAATGGTGACACCTGCATCTTCCGCCGATTTGCGTAACAGACTCTCGGTGGAAGCGAACAGTGTGGAACCGCCCTCAGTGTGACCAACCCATAGTGGCGAACCCTCAAGCCTTGCCAAGTGCATCGTGAATGGATCAAGCGTGTCGTACCATGCGATTGCCGCACGACCGCGCAACTTCTTGAGATCAACTAGACGATCTTTGCTGACCGAGAGCAGTTGAAAGATCGCTTCCGAATCAACCTCGGCGATCCTCTTCACATCCAACTCTTCAAACAGATCATCGTCATTGGTGATGACACCATTGTGAACACCGATAACTTTGTTGGTCATAATCGGATGGTTGTTGTTGTTGTTGCTTGGCTCACCCTTGGTTGCGTAACGGGTGTGTAGCAACGCTGTTCGCGTGTACTTGGGGATCAGGTCAATGTTGAGATCAATGAATGTCTCTGCATCAACCGCATCCTTGGCGAAGTACAACTCCACACCATCTTCGGTGTTCTCCGACCACACTGCGCCTGTCGCGTCAGTGCCACGAACTTGAATCTGTCGGAGCATTGCTTCCGATAGAAGTCGTGTCCTAATGACTTTGTGATCCTTGTCCGAAATGCTGAATCCTGCGATACCGCACATAGTTAGCGCCTCCTTCTTTGGGCTAGTTCTGCTACTCGCTCTAACAGGTAATCTGCTTCGCGCTGAGTGAACAGGTTGTTTTTGTTTTGAATTGGTTGGATCAGAGTTTTAAGAATACCGAACTCTTCTTGAGTTGGATTCTCAATCTCACCATCTTCCGTTGCGTACTCTACGAAGGCTAGGAGGAACTTGATCCACGAACCAAGTTTCTTTGCGTTGAGCGTACCTTGGTGAAACCTGATCTCGTAAGTACCGATCTTTGGGAACGGTGTGATGTTCAGTGTTGCTGTCCTCGTGATGCCGTATTGACCTTTCTTTGGGTCGCGACCCGCGAGGATCAATTGGTACCATTCTTGCAATTCCGCATCTCGCGGATTCACACAGTAGTGATTTGTCCAACGCTGACGAGCAACAAACTGGCGAACCATTGGTTGATTTGCGTACCACTTTTTGATGAGGTTCACGCGCTGATTCTTGTCAAGGTCTTTGACACCGATGTGAATGTGAGCGCCACACCTGTCATCAATCTTGCAACCAACATCTCTCATCGCTTTCATCACGACTTTAATTTGTTTGAAACCTTCCGCGCCTGCAAGAACTGGCGAAACGACTTCACCATCAACCGAGCCATCGCTCTCTACTTTCCATTGAAGGTATTGTTCGGTGACACGGACTTGGCAAGTTTGGCAAGTGTTGTCGTGGTAGGCGAATGTGTGAATGTGAGGAACACCGAGAGCCACTGCGATCGCTTCAGCGACCTTTGGGCGGGTCAGAGCGTGATTCCTCAAGACCACATATTCAATCTCACAACCAAAGGTTCGTGTTGCGATCGGTGCGGGTGGAACAGGAATACCGAATCGTGCCGCGACCGCGACTCGTGCCGCCGCGCTTCGCCTTGGGTTGGGCGCTGTCAATGGTGGTAGGTTCGCCCTGCGTTGAAATCTTGTTGCACTTGCGCGGGCTACCGATTCACCGCTGTAACCGCAGGCTGTAGCGATCTCACCCCACGGACGATTCTCAAAGAAGCGAAGATTGTAAGCGCGTTCTTCAAGTTGCTCGCGTGTCTGTTGAATCTCACGCTCAAGAACCGAAACTGGCATTTGAACTCCCTTCCCGAAAGGCTCCCTGCCCCTCTACTAAAATTGTAACCGAAAACTAACCCCTAGTCAAGTCTTTCTTTTCCAGTACCAGTAAGGCTTTCCTGCCCCACGGCATCACCCTTCTCCCCAATGTTTGTGATCGTGACGATTGTTTTGCCCAACATGGTCGTGGTTATCAACAGACCTTTTGACATGCCAGTGAAGCCCAACATACAAACTTAAAAATAAACCTGCTACCAACTTCATGCCACGCTCCTCAACAAATCGCTCGGTTCAATGTGAAACACCTTGCCTGATCTTACCAACCTACGGAAAGTTATCGGAGCAACCTTGTAATACAAACTGAGCGACCAT